TTATTGTTAAAGTGGCGGCAGAGCTATCCCAAATTAAAAATCCGGCATCTAATGAAGATGTTAAATAAAAATCACCCTGATTATCCATATAAGTTCTCCAATCAGTCCCATCATAGTAACCCATAAACGTTGAACCCAAATATAAACCAGATGGTGAACCAACTAATACTGTTGGTGGTTTGTTTATTTGTCCACTTTGATTTGTAAATATTGAATTATAAAGTGATGATGATAATGATTGTGTCGCACTATTAATTGAATTTAATAAAGATGATGTTGCACTATTTAAAGATGCCGTTGTTGCGGCATTACCACCTTGTATATTAATATCTCCTTGAATTTGTAATCTACCTAATATAGAACTCCACGCTAAAAACCCACCACCTGATATAGAGGATGTGAGATAGAAATCACCTTGGTCATCCATATAAGTTTTCCAACCACTACCACTATAAAATCCTAAATGGTCATTTCCAATATATAATCCACTTACAGATGCTGTTGGTGGTCTTCTTAATTTACCATTTACATCTGTAAAGATAAATCTATCTAAAAATGCCGATGCTGATAATACTGAAAATAAAGATTGTGAATTTGCTGTTCCAATAGATGAACTTATCGATGAACTAACATTTGCAATAGATGAACTAACCGAACCACTCAAGGTAAAAATAGACCCACTAACACTACCACTCAATATTCCGATTGAGCCACTAACTGATGAACTTAAAGATGTAATACTTCCGCTTACAGAACCACTAAGTGTATTAATACTTCCGCTTACAGAACCACTAAGTGTATTAATACTTCCACTCACAGAACCACTTAATGAAATTATAGAACCACTTATTGAAGAACTTACATTTGTAATAGTTGTAAAAGCTGAAGCGCTGTTTGTAGTCACAGTGCCACTAATAGAAGTAGAAACGGAGTTTATTGTATTTGTTAAATTAATTGATGCTGAACTTATAGAACCACTCAATTCAACGGAAGAGGATGCTAATTGGGTTAATACTATGACTGTATTTGTACCTCCAACAAATTGTTTTTCTTCTAAAACTGATACAGGTACAAAATTGTTGTTTACATCATAAAATTCAAATTTAAACTCAAATATTTCTTGAGGTATTGATGTTGGCACTGAAGTTAAAAATGTAACAGAATCAGGTGAAAATGCAGTTTCATTAGATACAACTAAACTTAAATCTGATAAATGCCACTCGCTTTGTGAAGCACTAAAAAATAAAGATGCAGATGGTTCATTAAACGGTAATGAAAATTCAAATTTTTGATTTTCATATTTTGTAGTTGGTATTAAACCATTTAGAGTACCTATTAAAGTTTCTCCTATCGAAGAACTATTTGTAGTAGTCGAACCACTAATGTATATTTCCAAATTTGATTTAGTTGAAGAACTATAAAATGCATCAAATTGTAATTCATATACTGTTCTTGCACTTAAATCTAACGATGAAGAGTATTTAAATTTTCCTGCTCCATTTAATTTCACTCCATTCACTAATCTTGAATTACTCAAAGTTTTTGTAAGTGAATCCGTTACAATCCAAAATTGTGATAAAATTTCTGAATTAAAAATACCTGTACTTTCAACTGCTTTATTTGTACCATCTAATGTCTTGAGTAATTCGGTGGATTCTAAAAGTATATCCTGCACTAATTCAAAATCGGAAATACTTCCTTTTGATTTTCTAAATACTTTTACACGTTTTACATCGCCGGCAAAGGTTTCTAATTGTGTTAATTTAATTTGTGCATACGATGAAGTAAATTGTGATTGTGCTCTATCTGAACCCGAAAGGAATGTAATTTGGTATGGTGTAGATAAAACGGTTTGAATAACACTCTCTTCTAAAAGTGGTGTATCTAATTTAGCCTCAGTTGAAGATACTAATTCAACTATTTCTGGTTTGTATGTTGGAAAAGAAGCAAAACTCATTGTAGTTCCCAACATAGATGATTTAAATGTTGAATTATCTATTAATTTTACCCTATATTCAAAATTATCTGGTAAAAATCGACCACGTATCAAAAGGTCATCTACCTGGTTTCCAAATAGTTGAGCAGTACCACCTTGTTGTATGTAAGTTTCTGTTACTGTAAAGACCGGTTTTAAAACTTCAGTAATTTCTGCTTGTGGTCTACGATAAAAACGAATTTTAGTATCATTTGCTAAAAATGGATTTACATTTATTTGTTTTTGCCACCTTACATTGTAGGTATCTCTATATTCAATTGGAACCGGCCTTAAAACTCCGTTTGTATCTAAATACTCTGTAATTTCACCCAAAATTGTAATTGTACATGGGCCAAATGCAGTATCTGGATATACATATACCGCTATAACTTTTGATGTACCCTCATAATATTCGGGGATACCCTCTCCTGGTTCATGATAGATTATATTACCTAAAGCATCTTTTATTTCTATTTTGACAATTGTATCGGCTACTAATAATGAGGAACCTTGAATTAAAAACGCATTTTTTCCTCCTGTAAAAGTATCAGGTAATTCTGTAATTTTAAAATATTTACTATTAGGGTCTGTATCCTGAATTAAAACCGAATACTTATCTATATTTTCAGGAAAAAGGGTTTTCTTTAAAATGGCCACTTTGTTTTTAAAATAAATATTGATAAAAAAATTAATATCCCATATTTATATAAAGAAAACTAATAAATTCTATATTCTAATAAAATAAACTAAAGAAAAATAAAAATGGTTATGAAATACGCAATGTTACAAATAAAAAAAGAAACCCATGAACTTCTCAAAACATATTGTGAAGAACACGGGTTTAAAATGGGTTGTTTAGTTGAAAATCTAATTAAAAAACACGTTGGTTTCATTAAACCTAAATCAGATGTGTTGAAGGCTGATAAAGTTTCTATTAAAACTAATTAACTCCATTATAGAAAGATACTATGTTATATTTTATATTTTTATTTATTTTTTGTAATTCATGAAATAAATTTAATTCACTATCTAGTACTACAAAATTTGGAAAAATTGGATTTATTTTTTTTGTTTCTTTTGTTTTAGTGTGCAGTATTAAATACCCACCATTTTCTTCGTTCCACTCCGTATTTAAAAAATACAAAAAAACACAAATTCTATCTTTTTGTTGTCCATCATTATGTAATTTAATTTCACAACCCGTATCATAAAATTGTAAACGTCTTGCACCGAAAGTTGATTTAAATTGTTTTTCTAAATAATATTTTTTAACAAAATTAGATTCAAAATTTCTTAAAGTATCTGTATTTATTAAATCTATTATATCATTATCCATAGATGTTCCAAAAATCCAAGTAGGATAAAATTCACATTCCTCAATTTTTTTCAACATATACCTATGTGATTTATCGTATATGACATCTGCTACACTTAAAATCTTATCTCTTTTTAAAAAATTTTCATAAATAATTTCTTCCATATAAGATAATTCTTTAAACTTATACCAATAATCATATTTTGAAAATCTTTTAATATTTTTTTCATCAATTTTTGACTTGATAATTTTAAATTCAGAAAAATTTATTAATTCTTTATAATTTTCTAGATTATCATAAAGATATCCTTCCTCTCTAAATTGTTCTACATTTATCATATTCATAAATATTAAAAATCAATCTTACTAAAACCATTTTCTTTTTTTATTTCAATTAGTCCATCTACGATATCTCTCATTGCATCTAAATGGGAAATTACCCAAATAAAATCAAATTGGGTTTTTAGATATTGCATCATTCCAAAAAGAGATGATAGGTTATCACTATCTAATGTGCCAAATCCCTCATCAATTACTAAGAAGTTTGGACGAGGTAATCCACATATGTTTATTAGGGCAACTCTGATTGCTAAACCACTAATAAATTTTTCCATACCAGAACACATTTCCAATGCCCATTCTTGGTCTTCGTAAACAATTTTTGCGTTAATACTTTTACCATCAACTTCCATAACAACACCAAAATCTACAACCTGTGCTAATATATTATTGACTTCATTTTGAATAACAGGCAATGCTTTTGAAATTAATTCATATGGAACTCCATCACGCTTCACCGCATCAATGTAATAAGTGTATAGGCGGTTCTTTTCTTCTAAAGCCTTAACTTCACCCATTTTTCCTTTGATGTTGTCTATAAACGATTGTAATTGAGCAATAGAGCCATTGGTGTTCGTTATATCTTTATTAAGATTTTTAATTACACCCTCTACTTTTCTTTTTATTTCCTCTTGCTTTCCGATTTTCGTTTCTAACTCTTTATTGCTTTGGATTGTATCTTCATTTTCGTAGTATCTTTCAATATCTGCTTCAACATTATCTAATTGTGTTTGTAATAATTCTTCTTTTGTTTCATAGCCTTGCAATTCTGCTTCTGCTGTTTTAAGAATGCCTTTTGTTTTAGAAAGTTCCGATTTTAATTTATTCCATTCATCATATTGTTCTTTAACACCTTCCCATCTATCTAAAGTTTGTTGAATAGAAACTGCATTAATTAATGCATCCTTAACTATTTGTTGTAATTCAGGTAATGCATTTTTTGCATTCATTGCATCTTTTACAAACTCATTATCACAACAAAATTTACAATTAGGGTCATATTTGTGATTATCTAAATGTTTAATTTTTTCTTCTGCAGAACTTAAGTGCATTTTAGCAATAGAATGACTCCTTTCAGCCTCAACTAATTTTTTTTCTTCTTCCTGATAATTAGTATATGCTGTTTCTATATCAATTCTACCAGATTTGGATTTTTCTTCGATACTTTTAGTTCCTTCTTCAATCTTTTCATTTAAAATTCTTATATTGTTTTCTTTTGTTCCGTATAATGTTTCTAAATGTTCTAACTTTTTATTTATCTCTTTTCTTTTTCCTTCTAATGCAGATAAATCTAAATTGGAATCAATTGGTACAAGTGTACGAGTCAAATCTAATATATCATCTTCAATACCTGCTTTAATTCTTAATTCAGAATCTAAATGCGTTTGTAATTCTTTTAATTCCTCTTTCTTTTCTTTAATAGATTTACCCTTTTCTGCCAACTCTGTCGTAAAGTCGGTTTTCTTAAAATTTTTGATAAGTACACTCACCTCTCTAATATCTTCAACTGCGGTATCGTACAACTTGTCAAAAACATTTAATCCCATAAATTGTGCTAACAGGTCTTTTCTCTCACTTTGGGATTTATCAATGAATAGAGCATTGTTACCTTGCAATGATAGAGCGGTTAGGACGAAATCTTCGTATTTGCCAACATACCCTTCAATTACGGAATTAGTATCCCTTCTCTCCGTTCCGTTAAGGGATGTTTTATCATTACCATCCATTCGGTAAAAATCCACATCAACTTTTACATTCTTTCCTTTATTTACGGTCTTTGCGGTCCTTTCAATAAAGTATCGTTCACTATTAATATCGAATTCTAATTTACAACTGAAGTCCGTTTTACGATTATTCATTATGTTTGATGCCTTAAATGCCCTACTACTCTTATCAAAAAGACAGAATGAGATAGAATCAAATAGTGAAGATTTACCACTTGCATTAGGAGCAAATAATCCCATTAATCCATTTAGTTTATCAAAGTTAATTACATTATCCTCACCATAAGAGAACATATTGGAGAATGTGAACTTTACGGGTTTCCATTGTATATTTCTTGCTACATCACCAAATACAATTCTGCTATTTATATCACGATTTATTGTTTCTAACTCTGATAAATCATTATTGGTCACAAATGGCATCATTCGGTTTACATAATCATGTATTAGTGAGTTTTGGTGATTTACATCTGATATATCTTCAAAATCAAATTTGTTCTGTCTGTTTCCGGTCTTTAATTTAGAAAGTGAATCCGTTCTAATAAGGGTATAATCCTCAATACCATACTGCATCTTAATTTGTGTTAGGACTTTCTTTGTGTCCGCAGTATCGGTATTGGATAAACGTACTCTTAACCTTGCATGCTTTGGCATATCATTTACAACCGGCATAATACCGTTATCTATATCCAAAGTGTAATAGCCATAATCGTTTTGGATATCAACTGCCTCATAAGTTAAGGTATCTAAATCCCAAACAAGGAATCCGTGCTTATCTAGTGTTTCACCAAAGTTTTGTTGAATCAATGAACCGGCATAAACTACCTTACAACCTTTCGGACTAATCATTTCCTGTCTCTTATGAATATCACCCAATAGGGCCAAATCAAATCCGTCAAATATATCCGTTGTAAAGTGTCTACTACTTACTACATATCCCACATCCGTCATTGAATTATCTACAGGTCCGTGGAATAACGCAATCTTTTTATCAAATGGTTGGAATACGAAATCATCTGCTTTTGGCCAATTATCTTTGTTATCAAAAATACTGAACACCCCAAAACCAACACCACCATAACTCCAAACTTGTGTATCTCTCAAATAGTGAAAGTTTGGTAAATCCAATGCTTCTACAATTGGAGTAAGAACATCCAAACGGTCCAAATTATTCATATTACAATCGTGGTTACCTGTAATAAGAATAGTTTCACACAATTTACTACATTCTGTAAATAACCAACTAATTTCCTTTAATAATTCAGGAGACATTTCCAATTTTGCATGTGCAATATCACCGGCCAAATAAATGATTGAATCTTCCGTACCTCTTTGGCGGATTTCTTCAAACATTTTTTCAAATACTTGCCTATATTCTTTGTGTCTTTTTACATTACGAATATGAATATCGGCAATATGATATATTCTTTTCAAACTCATAATTGATTTATTTTATTTAATAACAGCTCTTCTGTATTAAATTCTTTAGTTTTCTTTAGTTCCTCATAAAAATTTTCATAACCCATATCTGCTGCATCTTTATCTTTTAGATACATCATACGAACATTTATTCCATTCTTACGAAAATACTCTGCCGCTTTTAGTGCTTCATTCATAGCATCGTTATCTAATGAAATTATTATATTAGATACTCCGCTCATAAAGATTTTCTCAACTAATTGTTTAGATGGAAACTTTCCTAAAAGTGGAATTGCATTTCGTTTGATTGTTATAGCATCAAATACACCCTCACAAAGTATAATTGGTTCATTCCAATTTACTTGGGATTCAAAACATATTATATTTTTACTGATTGGTGGGTTTTTGTATTTCATTTTATTTTCGGGATAGTATGAACGAGAAATAAAATAATTTAGTGAGCCATCTGAATTGTATGACGGTACAATTACTCTCTGTGCATATAATCCTTCTTTACAATAACCAATATTGTATTTAATTATATCTTTTGTTGTAATACCTCTTTGTGTAAGATAATATATAGCATTTTTATATTCAGGATTAAAACCTTTTGGTTCTTCTACTAAACTTATAAATTCTTTTGGAAGGGAAATAAATACCTTTGTATCTGTATCTTCTTGTTGTGGTGTCCAATTACTGTCACCATAAATCTCTCTAATAATAGATATAGTTTTTCTATCTACGTCAAGTCTACGAAGTAATGATGTCAATTTTTTACCACCACTATTACAGTTCCAACAATGCCACTTTTGGGATTCTGTATTCACCTGTAATTTTTGTTTATGGTGATTACAAAACGGACAATAAAATGCTAATTCGTTACCCTTTAATGTAAGATAACTACCCAACGTATTAGATAACGTGGATACTACGATATTTTTATCAGTTTGCTTCAACACAAATGTAATATACGAAAAATATCAGAAAATGCCAAATATTATACAAAAAATCTTTCCATTTTATGTTCTACTGAACCATGTAAATTATAGGGTTTAAATTCTTGCACCTCTATAAAAGATGAATTAAATTGTTCCTTTTTCCAACCCCAACCCTCTATACAACCGTAATATCCAAACGGGTATTTTTTATTAATAACTAAATCAATATATTCTCCGTTTCCTGTACCTATTGTCATCAATACACAACTTTTACCATATCGGTTTAATTTACGAAAATTTGCTACTATTCCATTAAAATAAAACTGGTTTTCATGCTCACCACTACCCAATTTTGGTAAGAACTCTTTGCTATCCCACCAACCTGTTTTTGTGAATTGGTCATACATAGTTCCTCTCTCTTCATTTTGTATTTCCACGCCATTTATAATCGCTTCCCTTTTGTGAACCCACTTTTTATATGATGATTGGTTGTGTTTGAGTGTTGCCCTCCAAAATTCTTTAGGCCTTCTTGCTTTATGGTACGCCAATGCCCATACCATTTGCCCATAAGCAATTGAATGTCCTTTAGCAAATGAATATTTACGAAGGTGTGATAATTCTTTTAATACACTTTCACTATTACATTTTTGTTTAAATTCTTTTATTATATCAGCCCTTAAATTAGCAAATCCTCTTCGGTATCTATCCGCATCTGATAAACTACATCCTATTGCAGATGATATAAATGTTAGTGCATCCTCATCATAAACAAACATAGCTTTTCCATCTCTAAAATAACTGGCCTTTCTACCACCATCTGCTGCTGCCGGTCTAATCAATGCCAATGCCAATGCAACATCATACATTGTTTTGGGTTGTAAAGCCAGAATAGTTTTTCTCATTGTTCTACTCTCACTTTGTGTCAAACCTAATACATCCCCCTTACACAATAGTTCCGAAGTCAATTTATCATCGAATGGATACTCTGAAAGTTTTGTATGTGGGTCTAATTCTCTTAATTGTGCCAATCCTCTATTACAAAGAAGGTCAATTTTTATCCAATTTTGTTCCTCTACATCATACTTATCTACTGCTATTTGATTTTCTTTTAGGATTAATTCTTCTGGTATTCCCTCTTTCCAAATTACAATACCGCCACAATGTTTACTCCACATCCTTTGTTTACCTATTAATTCCTCTGCGATTCTTAAACATTTATTTTGGGTGTATGTATCGGAAAATATTTTTTGAATACGAAAATATTTTGGCACAAATTTTCTATAACCACATTTTCGTATTGCCTCTCTTAATGCTGATTTTTCTGTATATTTGACACGATTGGAGATACGAGAAACCATATTAGGATACTTTTCACCAATCGCAGAAAGTATTTCGTCTCTCACATCATATGGAACGTCTATATCAAAATCGGGTTGGTCTTCTCTAGTCCAATTAAGAAATCTTTCTAAGGGTATATTTTCTTTTATAGGGTCAATGTCGTGAATACCCATATAATATGCAACTAATGAACTTGCACCGCTACCCCTTAATAACCAAAGCGAGCCTTTTCTTTTTATAATTTGTATAATATCCCAGACCTGTTTGTAGGTTTCAATAAATCCTTTATCCTCAATAATTTCAAACTCTTCTTTTAACCTTCTAACATAATCAAAGTGTAATGGATATTCTTTTACAAATTTATCTATCAGCACTTTACACATAACTTATTCTTCAAACCAACTATTTGGAATTTCCTTATCAGCATACTTAAATCCGTGCTTTTCACACCACATTGCGTATGTAGTTTTGGATTTTTTACTTATTTTATTTTTTGAGTTTGTAAATACAAAACGAACATCCAATTCGGGATGTTGTGATTTGACTAACAAATGTTTTTTTCTATCTGCAAGAACAAACCTACCTTTTGTTTCTACTCTAATTTCATTAGGTAAACGAAAATCAGGGTGGTAATTATGTTCAGAAGCAGGTATAATATAAGAAACCTGTTCTGTTTCATATTCAACCTTAATCCCTCTACTCGCGATTTGTTTAGAGATACTTTCTTCAAGACCTGACTTAAATCCATGTTTTTTTGCAACCCATTTAGAGTTATTCTTTTTTGTAACTTTTTTCTTAACCATTAAATTTATTTCTTTACTGTATCGGAGTATTTTATAGCTTTAAGCTCTCCACCTCTACCAACTTTAAATTTTTCTGCTGTTAATACTTGTTCATCAGCCTTTTTTAAATCGTTTGTAGTGTAAGGAGTTTTTGCATTAACACCCGCATCAAATGAAATTTTATCTACACCAATAGCTGTTTTTTTTTCTTCGTATGTTTCTAAAATACTTTTTGCCATAGTTTTTCTTTTACTATAAATATATATTAAATATCAAATCGTACAATAAAGTTTACAGGAAAATCAGGTTCAGATTTAATTGGTTGGGGTAATTTTGCTACTGCAACTAAATCACAATCATCATCATATAAACCAATAGTTGTAATAAAAGGTGAAAGAAACGAACCAGTAGAATCTACCGAACCACTCATATCCCAATGTTCAAATCCAGCTTTTTTATCTCCAATAGAGCCCGTATATCCATAATCTAAAATATTTCCATCCTCTAATACATTTCTTTTTCTTATATACCTAGCACCTGATTTACTTATAGTTTTATAAATTTTGTTGTCAGAGCCTGTTATAAATGTGTACTCAAATCCACTTTCTACAACCGCCGATGGGTTTTGTGAAACATTAAATTCATCCTCATTGACTATTAATAAATATTCGTGTTCATATATTGTTTTTGTGGACTTAAATGATAAATCCCAACTACCAGATATTCTTGTATCAGGATGTTTTGTAAATACTACTAGCCCTTGATTATAAAATACGTTTCCGATTATATTACTACCTGCTATTGGATTCAAAAAATCAAAATTATCTACTACCATATCACCAGTATCTAAATTAAAACTAAGCATAGTAGCAGAAAATCCCTCACCATTATAACTACCTTGAATTTGGCCCGTTGTAAAGTTTAAGTCTGTTAAACTAATATTATATGTTTCATTTAAAATACTATCGGTAAATGATGCACTACCATTTGTCAAGTTCGTATCAACAAATGAGACTGTATCTCCCTCACTTGCAATTAAATTTCCGTAAGAATCATCTGTAAATGTTCCTGTAGAATCTATTAAATTTAGTGAACCTTTTTTTATACCTTCTCCAACATATATTTGTGGAATAGAAATTACTTTAGCAGAACCAGTCATAAATCTTTCGGAACCTGAACCGGTTGCAAAACCTGTAGATTTAACACCAAATCTTAGAAATGGATTATCTATATTTCCATTGTAAAATTGGGCTCTTAATTGGCCAAATATAGAATTTTGTGGAAATTGAGATGAAGATACACTTGATGTAGCATTGGCTTCATACACATTTAGTTCTGTATTATCAAATGACCATTGTTTATAAGCTTTGAATGGTCTTATACTAATATCCGATTTTGGTATTCGTTTTAACATATCTACTATAAATATCTACCTAAAAGAAAACCCAACCTTACGGGGCTGGGTTTTACTAATCTGTTGGTTATTCTCTATTAGAAATCTAATTTTACTTTTATTGCCACTTCTTTGTCGAATGACTTTTCGACGGGCTTTGATACTTTTGCAACGGCTAACAGCTCGTTAGCGTCATCGTATAGGCCAACAGTAGTAATGTATACTCTAGGGTCTCTTTCAAATGAACTTACTGCAAATTCTCCTACTGAACCTGATATAAATGTCGGATTGTTAGAAAAGTTAAACTCTCTATTATTTGCTCTCACAAAGAAATGAGATGTTGATACATTCTCTGTTCTACGAGCTTCGAAATCAGCACCGCCTGCTATTGACCTTAATAACATTACAGAACCAGAATTACCGCTGTATGTTGAACCGCTTAATGCGATATTATGATACACTCCAACTTGAGAACCATATGCTGGTGCTAATTTAATATCAACTGATGAGGAAATTGCCGCGGGGTTTAACAATATAACACCCATATCTGGAAAAAATAAACCATATCCTTGTCCATTAAGTGCTACTACATTTTTGATTGATGCTGTAGCTGCACTACCTATATTCAACGCACCACTTACTACATTGTAAACTCTACCTGCTGTTGTAACATTTTCGTCTGTTCCACCACTATCATCTATTAATGTAATAGTTCCTATTGAACCTGACAATGTTAATGAAAAATTACCTGGATCAAGTCTTTCTTTATATCTGGCTCTATTGATATTAATTGCGTAAAAATTTCTTATATCATGTCCACCAGCTGTTCCTGAAGAACCTGTTGCTGAACCCGTATATACACTAAATAAATCATCAGTTCTATCTAAAAGAATATTTCTAAATTGCTTATAAATTGCTTTTGTAGATAAATTAGAGGAATCATCCTGAGTTAAAGTTGGTGCTCCAAAACCATCTACATCACCATATGTCAATGAAAATTGTTTTTCTGCACTATCTGATGAAGTCAGTGCGTTATATACATCAATATAATATTTACCACTTACTGATGTAATTTGTGCTGATGAAGTATGTGTTGAAGTTACCGCTAATGAACCTGTATCACCACTCCATATACCTGAAGTCACTATTTCAGTCCTATTGGTTACTTTATCAATTGCTCCAAACTTTTTATAGATACCATTTGTAATTGTTGTTAAATCCCCACTAATTTGTTCACCTTGTCCCAAAAAGTTATTCATGATTCTAACTAATTCGTTAGTATCAATTGGGGTTCCTGCGGTGTTAGCTGCACCTGCTAAATATTGTGATAAGTTACTTGCTAAAAGGGCTCCTCTATTATCTCTAATTACTGCCATAGTTTATATTATTGAACGTAAGTTACTGTTACTGGAATAGTTTGTGAACCTCCCGTCTCATTACCATAAACAGTTATAGTTGTTCTGATAGTTGAGGTAAGGGCTGGACTTGGAATAAATTTAAATGTTAGTCCTTTTGCAATTGCCGCTGTTGCAGATACATCATCACCAATAAACACCGGTACTGAACCAACTGCTGCTGAAACCCCTTCACCAACAATATCTCCTGCATTTTTATTTGCAAGTACGATTGTGTAACCCAAGCTTCTATTACCAGCGGGTGAAGTAGTAGGGGATAGTGAAACCTCACCACTTCTTTGGTTTACTGAAATGTTTGGTACACCAAATTCTACAACAGGAATCCTAGTTGTATTTTTTGGAAGTGTTACTAATTTATATTTCATCACCTGAGTTTCATCAGGATTAGCTTCTAATACAGGCATATTTTTAATAGCCGAATCATAATAAGCTGAACCTAATGGGTGTGCTGGCTCATATAAAGAATAATCTATTTCATCATCAGCCAGTGCAAATTGTGTAATGTTTAAACCTTGTCCTGCTGCTAATTTTTCTCTACCTTTTTTTGTTAGTATAGCATCTACAGTCAATTCGGTATTACTTAAATATCCCATAATGTATGTTTATTCGTTTGATAATAAATATAATATTTTTTAAATTCCGTTATTCTACTTCCAATATTGGTTCACTTGCATCTCTACCTGCCTTATTTACTCTTAATGTATTAGGATTTGTAGTAAATGTTTCAACAGGTGGTGTACCATCCAAAGTTGTCGCTGAAGTATTTTTGGAACCTCTAAAAAATGAGTTTTCCATACCTCTTGTCAAATCGGATGTATTACGATAGTGAGTTCCTAAATATCCATTTACCGGCACAACTGAAACAATACTTCCTGTTCCTGCATTGATTACCTTAGAACCAGAGAATGGTTGAATATTTAGCCTTGTCTCTGTGTAGAACGATGATGTTAGATAATAACCACCTCTTGGGTCTGCTTTACCTGTGCTTGGAATTACAAAATTGGGTTTTAATACTTCTCTACTTTTTTGTTCTGTTATTAAATCAACCTTAATTCTTTGTTTTACTCTTCTACCTTCTTTATTAAAAAAGGTACGAATTGCATGTCCATGTTCCGCATAAATACCAAATCCAACCGTTTCAAAATCTGTTTGACCAACAATTGAATTTAAATCATAAATATCTATTTCTGATAATAATGTGCCTTTACTTAATTCTGCATTTATTGTCACTTGTTGCTGATACATATCTGATTCCGTAGTTATAGAATTATCCGCATCTATTGAACTTGTAAATTGATAATTTTCTGCTAATATACTATCAACTGAAGCGGTAAATACATTTCCTTCATACTGATTATTTTGACCAGACAATATTTGACTTTCATCCGTATTAATGGTTGTAACGTATTGATTTGTTTCTGCGGTTGTTAATATATGTTGTTTAGTATTAATTAAAGATTCTTGTTGATAGTTTGAACCTGTGGGTTTTGATTGTTTTATTTTACTTCTTTCAAGAATATGTGGCTCAATCAATAAACCAGCTGTAGCTTTTACCCTTGCAGGTAACATTTTTTTAATATCTTTAAATAAAGATTCTTCGTATGATTTTATTAAGTTAATATATTGGTATATGTCCCTACCATCAAATCTTTGAAAATAATAATTTCGTAGAATATCTAAAGATTTATAATTCTCTTTGTATTCATCTGCTGGATTACCTATGTAATCATCTAAACTAATACCACCAAAAGATTTAGCTATATCTATATTCAATTCTTTTGTGGGTGAAAAAAATAATCCGACCCTATTTGTATCTATGGGAGAATTATCAAATGATTTTTTGGTAGCTCTACTTTTTACCGATAAATTAATTCCACCAGATACATCGTTTCCAAAAATATCTGTTTGTGATTCAAAACGAATTTTATTTGTAGAATATCTACTAGAACCTACATTTGGTATTTCCAAAGATATAGTTCTTTCCAATGGTTCAAAATTGTAAGGATGAGATAAACTACTACTAAAGTAATATGCAGATGCTGAAAATGATGCTGATACATTTTCCGAAAATATTGTTGAACCTGAAATAATTGAAACTGTACCGTTTTCTAAATCATTTCTTACTACTGATTGGCTAAAATAAATGTTAGTATCTACATTTATTAAAGAAGAGGTTAGCGCTAAATTTTTAGGATATTCAAAATCTAATCTAAAGAAAAGGTCTTCAGTAGAAGATGATATATGATTACCATTTATAGCTTCAGGAAAAAAGACGTGTTTGTAAAACGCAGATGATGATAATGGCGTAGACCATAAACGTAATTCATCTATACTACCACTATAATTTCCTCCAATCCAAAGCTTGCTTCCACTACTAAAATTATTACTTGTTGAAGAAGAAAATGCGTTCTCAAATATATTTCTATCATTTTCTATCTGTTTTAAATCTAACTTAATACCATAAGAACCAGTTGATAAACATATACCAAAAAACCTATCGTTAAATATTGGTAATAAAGAGGATGATACAATTGTTGTACTACCGCTATTAAAAATTACCTTTCCAAATTCACTATCACTACTTCCACTTAATTGTAGATTCCAATTGCCTGATCCTGAAAGTATTGTCCAGTTTCCTGCATATGCCGGTTTAGTAAATAATTCTATTGTTTTCGGTTTATCTCCTTTATCAGTAGTTTTCCATTCAAGTTCAATTATAGAACCACTATTCATATTAAGTGTGTACGTTAAATTATCCATAGATAATTTTGTAGTACCTACATCTTCTATATCATTAAATCTTTTCGCTGGTTCAGGACCTCCAAATTCTAATATTGTTAAGTTAGAAGATGGAATACCATAACATGCCATTAACGCATGAATACCACGCTTTGTACCTTTGTTTTTTAATAGAAAAGTTAAATTATTTAATATTCTACGCCAAATTTCATTATTTCTATCTTTTGGCGTTTTTGAATTTTTTACGTCACCATCAACATTATAACCTAAACTATATTCCCATAATTTTTTGTTTGCAGCAATGTTGTTTGCATCCCAACCTAAAGATTTTAATGTATCATATAAAAGTTTATCGGATATATCTGTTTTTTTATAACCCCTATTTCTACTTTTTTCAATAGATTTTGTATAGAAAAAAATGTTATCAAAGTGATGTCCTATCATTGAAAAAAATAAAAGTAAATTACTATTTTCTACATTTTGTAAAATATATTGTGGTATATTATTTTCTATTGAGTGTGCATTTTCTATATCAAAATTTTCTGCTTGGCTTAATATATTACTATACCAATCTAAAACAATGTTAGAATCACTATTTAGTTTACTATCACCAGTATGTGGCCAGGTTATCGAATCACTATCTGATGTTGTAAATAAAGATGATGATTGATATGCTGGTGTGTATAAAAACTTTTCAAATCCATCAAATGTTTGAATAATTTTTTCTTTTTTAATTCTTTGCCTTTCTATTTCCTGATTATATCCTAATGAAGATGTAATACTCGCATTAAATCCAACACCATAAACATTTGTAGAAGCGGAAGCAATTAATTTATCGTAAGCCTCTATTAATTGAACTTTATATACAAAATTATCTACCCTTTCTTTTGCGGAACTATAATGTACAAAATTTTGCCATTGTAAAGAACCTGTTAAATAGTTTGAACCACTATAATATTGTATATTTAAATCATCTGTATTAATACCTGATGCACTTAAATAATTTGCAACTAAAGTTGATGATGCGGAAACTGAACTACTTAATATTAAATTATCTAAAGATTCAAAATTTGTAGCTTGTCCAGATGCAAAATTATATTCTAAATTAAAATTTGGTCCCTTAATTGGTGGACACTTAATTTCATCTTGTTCATTTAATATTACTGTCTCAATTAATGGATTACTAATTAATTTTGTAATCCATAAAGTAGAATTAATTGAAATATTAGAGGGGAGTGGGGAATAAAGCTTTAAAAGTAAAGAATCTACTTTATTTTTTACAACTAAATTACCGATTTCATCCTCTACTTTTTCAGAAAGTGTCCAATCATCTTCTTCCCACGAAGAAATTATAATTTGTTCATTATTTCCAAAATTAACTAAATGTGTTAAGTATTTACTATCTGGCCCTAAATCATTTATTTTTATATTTTCAGAAATTATCTGAAATAACGCATTTTTTATTTGTGCCTCATCAAATATAATATCAGGATAAATTACAGATATCGTAACTTCATAATTATTACCTACCAATTCTTTTTCACCACCCCTATTGTAAGGAATAAATCCAAATACTAAATCTATTTTTTTACCCTGTAAATATTTAGTAATTAAGTCTCTTAAATTGACATTAAATGTACCATTAGATGGCAAGTTAGAAAATAATGGAATAATTTGTCCAGTAGTGGTGTCAATTATATAAACATCAACCGAAGTGGCTGCGAATGTTTCATAATCAACACTAAAATCTACATTTAAATCTGAAAATGTTGGTACATCTATTTGTTCTGGTGCTGTTAATTCAACTAATGAAGGAAAATCATTTATTTGATTAAAAGTAACCAAAATTGATTTTGTTTCTCCAATTCCAAATTCATTTACTGGAACTAAATAAACTATTTTTCTACCGTAAATACCTTGAAAATCATTTTGAAATGATAGTTGTATATTGGTTGTTGATTGTAATTTTTCATTACGAATAGAAACTCTTTTAGAAACATTTGATACATAAACATCTACAAAATCTGCATTTGAAGTAATAAATCCTAATGTTATAATTTTATCATTATCCGATTCTTTAACCTCGTATGTGCTATCTGAATTTGATACATCTATAATTTTTGGTGCATATAAAATTTCATATTCAGTCTTTACAAATACAACATGTACTGTTATACCTGCTATAAGTTCTTTTCCTGAAATCTTAAAAGATTTATTTACTTTGTTCCATTTGGTAAAATCATTTGGATTTTCTTTAGCAATTTTGGTGTTAGCATAATACACACATTCATAAGAAAATAGTTCAGGTAGATTTTGTTCATTTAGTTTAATTCTAACTGTTTCATAATTTTCTACAATGTTAATATTAACATATCCAAGAGATGTATTTGCTACATCTGTTTTTTTGTTATCTAAATTACCATGACTTAACTTAACAAAATCAGAATCTAAAATATCATTTCTAACATCTACAATTTGGTAATTACATCTTATAAATTCTCCAAGTTCATTTGTATAATTTGAAGTAAATTCTATATTGTAATCACTTATTACAGGAGGAGGAGGGTCAATTTCTCCATCATGTTCTAATTCATATATTGGACATTTTTGACCGTCAATATATTTTTTTGTCCATCTAAATCCAGGCGGTGGTGGTGCTAATTTTGGTTCTGGGCATTCAGGATCAGGATCAATTATAGTCTTCTTTTCAAATTCAAAATTTAATCTAATAACACTATCAGTTATTCTTTGTATCGTTGGTGGTTTTGGTTCATATTCGCCAGATTGACTATTACGTGAAAATTCTTGAATTGATATTACCTCTTTATATTTTATATCTAATAAATCTTTTGGATTATCATTTGGTATATCAGGGTCTAGAGGAGCAATATCAAATGTTGTATTCCTTCTCTTACTTGATGTATTTAATAAATTTCTACCACCACCTCGTGGAACATTTCCTTGAATTGTTTCTTTTATACCACCAATCTCTGTATCTGTTAAATCCGGAAATGCTTTTTTAATTTCAACTACAAAATAGTTTTTTGGACTTTTACCTTCTCTAACAACTGTATATTTCCTTCTATTACCAAATTTAGTACTTGGTTTGTATTCTATTTTGATACTTTCTCCGTAACCCGCATCTACATCATCTTGTTTAAAAAGGACTGTTTCTGGAGCATTTAAATAAACGATAATACTACCTTTAGGTTCGTATTTAGGTGGAGGAGGTCCA